TCTTGGTTCCAAATATTCTAATAATTGTTGTTCCCATAAAGGATTGTATACATGATCGACATTAAATACTTCTGGATACAACAATTCTTCTGGTGGATTTCCGGGTGGATTATTACTGAACTCATCATCAACCTGAATCTCAATCAAAGATACATTATTATCTGTCCCATTCTCCCATTCAGTTGGGATAATTGAAATGTATGCTCTGTTATAATAGGTTGTATTTAATACCTCTGGATGCTCTTCTTGTTCACCCCAAACATTAGCAACGGTTATATCCCCACGAGCAGATAAATTACCAATATAATCTTTACTTGTTACATTCCTTAATTGAGAATGAGAATATGCCATACCACCAATCTTCAATTCTTCTATCGATTGAGGATCTGAACCACCCACCGAAGCACTTTTATTAACAACAGTGTATCTATGATCTGGAATTGTGATTGATGTTGAAATATTAGTTAAAAATGGTACATCAGTAACACCTAAAATAATATCAGTTTTTGGTTTATTATCATTGTTAAATGTATTTGCTGCAATAGGTCCATCAAGACCCAATGATTTTATTGGGTATATTTTAATTGTATCATCATATTCTGGTATATTTCTTGTGTGGGAAAATGATAATATTGCCCTCTTATATTTGTCATAATAAAAAATATAAGCATTTGGGACATCCACCATACCAGACAAATCATCAAAGAAATCTGATATCCTCACCCATGCAGTTTCAGAATCACCAATAGTCACCAACAAAGATTCTAATGTTTCTTCGTAAGGATAAACTCCCATATCATATTTTTCAAAAGGAAGTACAATTTGATTTGATATTATATCCTCACCAGTGTAGATCAAAGGCTCCTGTAACGGAATACCTTGTTTCATTATCACATCAAATTCAACATAATTATAGTTTTGTTCCAATTCAGGATCATATCCAATTAAAAGATTATCAACGGTGACATCAAATGTAAAATCTTCCGCCATACAATAATAGATATTATCACCATCATCTGTAATCAATCCAGTATCAACTTTAAACCACTTCGGAATATACAATTGGTCGTTAACATCAAAATATGTTACAGATTCATCATCATTTCTTTGTCTTATGGTTACTGTAACTCTAACTTCTGATGAGACATACCCAGATGGAATATACCCCTGCTGCATTGACAACGAATGGACAACCTCATATATATCAGCGGTTTCAGTGTGAATATTTTGAGCCAGTCTATTTGTATAGAAAGTATTAAGATCACCAATATATGATAACAATTCCATTATAAGGGTAATATTAGCACCCTCAAAATCATAATCCTTAAATGTCTCTGTTTTACTTAATAATTTTTTTAATCGTTCCCTTAATGTTTGAAAATCAACATTCGTATAATCTGGAACCAATCCATAATCACTCATAGTTATCTCGCCCTTATAACACCACCATATGACATTAAATTGTCAGTGTTCCCAGTGTTCCCTATATAGTAGTTCAAATTTATTTCATATAATCCATTGTCCTCATCTGCTATAATATCAAGACCTTCAACAACAATTCTGGTCTCCCATCTCTCAACAGCATCCCATATCAGTTCGGCCAATCGTCTTGAAGTTATCTCATCAATAGGTTCAAATAATAAATTATAAATCGGTAATGCAAACTCTGGCAGCATCCTTCTTGAACCCTGTAAAGTCTGAAATATATTCGTCAAAGAATTACCAATGGCATGGTCATTTTCCATATCTCTAATGTCACCATTGTTCTTCATCTCAAAATTTATATCTATATCTTTCCAATAATTACCCATATATATATCCTCTACTGTATTTATTAAAAGAAAGTAGGTGGTGTTGGTGTTTTCGGAACAGAATTTTTAATATTTTGTTTTAATGTTGAAATCTTAGAATCAATTTCGGATTTCGACATTAATGACAAGTCGTTTGATTGCTTGTTCATTATTTTTAAACCGTCCGACATTGAGTTAGTAAATGATAAATCGATACCATTGGACACAGAAAAATTTGCCAAATCACTTTGCATTTTGGCATGAAACAAATCATCATCTGGTAATCCATTTTCATTAAGACCCAAATCCAATAATAATCCATTCATCTCATCTTTGGTATCTACAACCATAATTGGATCATCAAGACAATCAATGGAAAAATTCAGGTCAGACATAAGATCACCAATACCCAAACTTGCAATTAACTGCTGAACACTGGCAAAAATATCAAAAAGACCTTTCATCTCCAAAGACATAGAAGGTAAATTACCAAATATGTCCAATGATCCTTGCAAAAACCCAAAAGGATTGATATTCATACTTTTTAATGAAAATATACCACCATCAACACAATTGGAAGCCATATTAATAACATCATCTAATCCATCCAATTTTTGTAACACATCAGAACGCACCATATTACCAGTATTAATTAGATCAAATGATGTTGGAATTGATGGAAGATTGTTATTATCCATACTCTCAAAGATATCATTTGCTTTGATTGTTTTACTTTCCATTAATTTTTTTGACATTTTTAATTTCGACAATCCACTTGCCATTTTATTTACGGCACCATCTTTCAACCCAGTGGCATCATTTACAAAACTCGGTAAAGCCATTTTTATCCTCCAGCAAAGACATCCCCAGACCCTACGGCTACAGTGGAACCACAAGAAATGGGATCTCCGATTCTTCCTATTTGTTTTCCATTAACGAACACAGTTGACGAACCAGCAGACAACACCGCACCGTGTGGGGGTGAACTAGGGCAAGAATGAGGAACCCAAGAATCCCCCTGCCTATGTACAGCAATACTATTTACAAATACATCAGGGGACGCACCAGATGATGGTCTTGGTGGAGCACCACAAGGGTCTCCTGTACTATTATCACCCAATCTTGTTACTGCTGGCATTTACTATCCCCTCTTTTTCAATAAAAAATCAACAATATCACTAGGTACAAATTTCCTTATTTCTTCTATATTATCATTCTTCAATAGTTCACGACATTTTGTACCAGATATACCTGCTATTTCTCGATCAACCTTAATTTCATTTATATCATACCCAACACCACGACCATAGTTAACAGAATTAATATCAGGAATTACAATCACTTTTACATTATCATTGTTTCTATAATAATAATCCAACATTTCCTTAGTTTCATATGATGTAAATGGATTGTTATCATCTGGTTTAATATCCCTTACCGCCAACATTACACTTTTACCTTCCATTAACTTCTGATTTATTATGTAATCGTGTCCATTGTGAAACACACCATTCCATCTCCCAATATACATCTCATATACATTATCATAATAACCAATATAATCGAGTATACTAAAAACACACTCATCAACAGTATTATTATGTGTATCTAATATTAAATCTGGATTAGCAGGGGATTCATATGGATCTGATATACCAGTAAAATTGTCAATCAATCCATCAAGAGCCCTGAGATATAACCCCTTAACATCCCTTTTTATACATTCTTCAACTGAGCAATCAACAAAAACCTCAATGAACTTATCTTCACCTATTATATCTTTTATTTCTTGTCTCGTTGAATTATATGGTGAAACAAAAGAACAAATAACATTCGTCTTCACAGAACAAATCTTTGCTATTTCAGCAACCCTGTACAAATTCAAATCTCTGTCCTTCTTAGAAAACCCCAAACCCTTAGAGATATAAGAACCTCTAATTTCATCACCATCTAATATAATACCATTTATATACTTGTTCAATTCTTTTGCTATTGTTGTTTTACCTGATGAAGGCAAACCAGTCAACCAAATTACTTTATTCATTCATACCTCACATTTTATGGATTAAGATCTATTCTAGCACCTTTTATTGTTATATTACCACCAGCTTCAATGGTTATATCACCACCAACAGACACATTCCAATTACTACCTATTGTCTCTTTACAATTTTGACCGACTGTTCTCGTCTCATTATTACCAATATCTTCAACTTCATTGTTACCTATCGTTGTTGTTCTATCTACATCTACCTTTATTGTTTCTTCACCTTTAATATATTTAGTCTTATCAATATCAATGGTTTCATTTTCATTACCAAAAACATGCTTATTTTCGTCACCTTTGGTAATCATAAATCTGTCACCCTCATTCCTGAATACAACATTACCTTGAGCATCAATTTCTATATAAGTATTTGATGGGTGAAATATATGAACCCTCTCGGACCCATCAGTATTGTCTATTTCAATAGTTATACCCTTATGAGTGGTCAACACTATATTATGAGGATATTCTGCCGCATATGCTGATTCCGGCTCATCCCAAGTTTCACCAGTAGATTTTTCAATACCAAGATCAAGATTATTATTTTTATGCTCAACTATTGTTCCACCAGATACCCCACGAGAAAGTCTATGAAAATCAGATTCATTTAACCTATCATTTCTTGGATATACCCCATCTGGATCATTAAACCCTTTGGATGAATCTGGTGCATCGACTGGTTTACCTGGAGCCGTAGCAAAATATCTTAATGATTCCCAATTCCCATTTTCAAAGAAACAAAATACATGTGACCCTTGAAGAGGAACAGAAAACATCCCAAATCCACTCATAGACCCCTCCACAAGACCCAAACACGGTTCCGCCCAAGGTAACACATCAGTTGGTATTCCTTCCTTCTGATGCTGGTCTTTCAACTCATCATGTAATCCCCATACTCTAACCTTACATCTTCCCAACTTTTCAGGATCATTGTTGTCCTCAACCACACCACGATAAATGCCGTTATGTGAGGAAGTCTTGGGTGCAAAATGTTTTATGTCCGATCTTATTGCCATAAAAACCTCATATGTTAAACTTTTTCGAGTTCACCAATTCTTTATTTGATGATTCACCGTATCCATTCTTAATACAAACCAATTTTTGCTTGTATCCAGCGGTAACTTTATTACTCAAATAGTGGGTTATTGATTTTATCAAATATTTCCCATCCATTTGTTTATTTTGTACTTCAACTTGTTCATCATGAGATGGCCAAAGGATTCTTATCATCCCTCCACAATGCCTCTGTTCGTGACCCTGTACCGTTATCTCCAATAATTGCTGATGACAATATTCTTTTATCCAATTCCCATACCATATGTTATCAAGTATATCCTCATCACAGTATCCATCTATTGTTTTTCTTGGGCTTTCCATAAACATACCTTTAGGAAAGAGTGTTTTTCTCCCCAAGACCGTAAATCTTTTTATTGCGGATTCATAATCAAAATCTTGTCTGATCAACTTCTTTCTCTTAATGTCATATCCAAGTAATGTACCACCAGACAATGACCTCAATGCCGTCAAATCAACATGTAACAGTTTGTAATCATTTATTTTATTGATATATGTTGGGCTCTGTTGCTCAAATCCATATATGTTATCAAAACCTTTCGGCTTCATATACCTTTTCTGTGATAATAATTGCTCTAATGTAACAAAGGCATACCCGAATTCTTTGGATTTTGGATCATTGTATCTATAAAATAAATATCCCGGCTGATTAGACTTTATCCCACTTGCCCGATTCATTAACCAAGAAATGGATTCAGATGGTGTCCTTAAATGTGTATCGAAATGCTCAACTTTTTCTTTGGTTTCCTCAAATAATGCAAATTCGTCAACACCAAGGTGGTTTTTTGAGATATCTTTAATGATTTTGGATATTTGAGTATCGTTCCACCCTTTAGACCATCCATTGGAATGTAATTTTTGGTAATTGACATCAACCAATATCAATTCAATCTTAGACCCTTGTGCCATCCTTAATCCAGATATCGGCGTAACCTTATCAATTTTATATACTTTCATTTCGATGGTTCTGTAATCAGCAGACCCATTAGTATTACCAAATGTAACTCTAAATGTTTCATTTCCATTCATAGAACCAGATTCCATAAGACCAATTCTATCCCAGAACGAAATCTTACCAGTAACCGATAATGAAAATATATCCTCTATAAGGTATACATATTCAACAGCATTACCAATCAATAAATGTGAATCATTCTTGTCTGTTAATATCTCTACAGAAAATACCTCTTCACCTAGAGCAGTATTCAAACTCATTTATAAACTCTCCAATTCAGCAATATCATCAAATATGGCATATATGTTAGTATACTTTAATATTCTCAATACCTTACCTTCTTGCAATTCTTCAAATGGATTATCTATCTTATTGAACAATGCAACAACCCACCACAAATATGGAGTATTATAATGTATTGATGATATATTCTCCAACCAATCATCCTCAATAACAGTATAATAATCAAAGAGTGATTCATTGTTATATACCTCATCAGAGACATTATATGATCTGAAAATATTTAAATATAACATTCTATTAGAAGTATCTTGAACAACAGGATATAATCTCAAATTAGATGATACTGGTAAATCCCTATCAAGTTCATCGTATTTAACTACTGACATAATATCACCTCTTACTTCTAACAGTTATTTTTTTATTTGTTTCATTTAACAACAATGATCTATACAATGGGTTCAAATCAATAAATGTAATGTCAAGTTGTGCCTTAGAAGGATACCCATCAATCCAAGGACCATCATATGTAGGTTGAATTGATTGTATACCAACACTCTTTATACTTATAATATCCGTCGGTTGATTGTCACCAGTATATGTCTGCAAACTAAATACATATGGATAAGTGAACTGTGTATTCTGACCTGGGACATTATCTGGACATGATTGTTCTATCAACCTCTGACACGGAAGAAAAACATCATCATATGTAGAACTATAAACAGAAAATAACAATTGCACTTGTATATTTCTTCTTGTTGTGTTGCTATACAATATAGGATTATCCGCTTTATCCCCAACCGTAAATCCACCTTTGCCAACAGCACCAGTAGCCTGTTTTGCAGCTGTCCCGTATTTAGACTGTAAATCTCTCAATGCTGACGACACTGTTGATAATTCTTGCCATTCGTGTTGAACAGTAGACATATAACTCATCGGCATCAGAAAACTCATTGGATCTTCTTTTGTTGTATTATCAGCAATATTATTAATTCTTGATTTCAAGTCCGTCATAACAAGTTTTCTCGGTATTATCTGCAACCACAAAGAATCAATTGATTTTGACCTTTCTCTATTGATACCGTTTGGATAGTATTGACCACCAAATAAATCCATATTAACTCAACCCCCATGTTTTTGAAAATAACATCACACCCATATTTTCTGGTTCAGTTGGTATACCATCACCATCACCATCACCAATAACATTCACATTTTGTTGATTCTGTATAATTTGCTTATTTGTATTATTCGTTTCAACAATACTATTATGAGTTTTTTTCATTTGATCATTTAACGCATTTGCCACATCAATTTGTTTGTTCTTTTGTTTCGTTTTCGCAATCTCATTCTTAGATAGAGATGGTGGTTTATTCAAATCCTTTGTTAAATACTTACTCGGATTAGTATAAAAATCACCAAAATTATCTTTTTCATCCTTCTTTTTGTCATCACCAAAACCAAAAATTTTTGAAATACCACCAAAAATCTTCCCACCAAGGTTACTAATATATTCTTTGGCCTTCCCAAAAAATCCAAATATATTATTAAAAAATTCTGGTATGGTCTTTGTGAAAAAATCCATAATTGGTACGGTGATATTATCAAAAACCCACACAGTGACATTATCAATCATCCCAATAATTGCATCTTTACCAAAATCTACTCTAAACTCAGAACCAAAAATCCATGATAAAGCATTAATAAACATTTCTGGAAGATCTAAAAGTGGTTCCAGTATACTACCAGCAACTTGTTTTAATATACCAACAATATCCCCATTAGAAAACATCTCTTTAATAGTACCAAAATCCTTGAAAAAGTTCCAAATCATCTTCAATGGCATAAACAATTTTCCAAAGATTTTACCAGCAGTTAGAAACAACCTACCCAACGGGCCTTTTGTGAGAAGTGATAATATTTTTCCACCAAAAGTAGACAACTTAGTTGAAATTTTACCAAAAAATGACCCAATTTTAACGAATTTATTACCTATAGTTTTAAAAAATCCTAATATTGGAGATATAAGAGTTTTTATTTCACTAAAGTATCCAATCAATAAACCAACACCAAGTGCAAATATAGGGATGATGTATTTCTCAAAAATACTCTTACCCTTTTCCTTCATATTCAACTGCATTTCTTTCATTTTTTGTTTTTTATCTTCTATCCATCTCTTTCTAGCGTCCTTTCTTTCCCCTTTCAAAATATCCCTTATGTCACGCTGAACCTTGGCGGTCTGTTTTTCATATTTCGTCGGGCCAGAAAATAATGTTTTACCTATCGTAAACAAACTTTTACCGATTGCTATTATAGGCCCAGTTATAGCCGAC